ACCTTAGGCAAATCTTACTCCTTGTGAGTAAGGTCGAGCTTCCGGTGTCTCCATCTCGTGAGATGAAGGCTCTTGAAGCTTATATCGAGACCGATCAGAAGCTAGTCGCTGTTCCTGGGTGCTATTTAGGCGCCATCAGGTCGGCCAGTAAGTTCCTTTTGGGACCTTATTTGTCCGAGTGTGAGTCCCGTCTCTGGTCAGGAGATTGGACTCCACGACATTCGACAGGTGCTTTAGCAACCCGCGAGAGTTTTAATGCTCGCTGGGAGCTTAACACCTGGACCGAGAGGTTGCAGGAGTTTATCCCTTGGTGGGATGACCTTACAACTTTCCCTTCAGAGATTCAAAACTCTGATGTCTCGATCCTAGCTCGGTGCGATGAGCCACCTGCTAAGGTGACTCTTGTTCCGAAGACAATGAAGAGTCCACGGGTTATTGTGATGGAGCCTGCCCATATGCAATATGTGCAACAGGGCCTGCTTCATCTTTTCACTGAAGTTCTTAAGGAAAAGAGGCATCAGCATCTTGCGGATGCCTTTTCCTGGCTTGACCAGACTCCTAATAGGAATCTGGCTCGTCTCGGTTCGATTGATGGAAGCTATGCGACCATCGATCTTAGCGAAGCTTCAGACCGTGTCTCTTACGAACTTGTATGGGCTCTACTTGACAGCGTACCTTACCTTCGGTCCGTTGTCTTTGCAGCTCGTTCTGAGAGTGCAATACTCCCAGACGGGCGACAGGTTGAACTCAAGAAGTTCGCATCTATGGGTTCTAGCTTGTGCTTTCCAATGGAGTCTATGGTGTTCTACATCATAGTTGCCATTGCACTTGCTGAACATCATAGCATTGCCCCATCACAGATCCGACCCCGTCATGTATGTCGGGTTCGTATCTTCGGAGACGATTTGATTGTCCCCGGGGTAGTCGCACAGACCCTAATCAAGTGGCTAGAGGCTTTTGGCCTCAAGGTGAACACTCGAAAGAGTTTCACTACCGGTCTTTTCCGTGAATCTTGCGGCAGCGATTGGTACCATGGAGAGGACGTTTCAGTTTTTAAGCTGAGGAGTCCTTTCCCTGATGAAGGGCATCAATATCAACGCCTAGAAAGAGCAATCTCATTCCACAATCGCGCTTATGGCGCGGGGTGGTTCCGGGTAGCTCAATGTGCTGAGAGACTTCTTGGTGAAGTCAGACCTCACATTCCGCGTGCTCCTGTAGGTCTAGATACTCCTGCTCTCTGGTCTTGGGAGGGTCCCTTTGTTGCTAGGACCAATCCCCATTACCACCGTCCGGAAGTCAAAACTTTGATTTTCCGTCAGGTCAAGCCCAGCGATGGGCTTGAGGGTTATGGAGCGCTCAAGAAATGTTTGACTATTCCTGGGGTTAAACCCAGGGAGGTCTCACACCTTGAGCGTGATGGGCGTTCCTTGTACGCTGGTGTTAATACAGG